GGGTACTAGACCCGATGACGGAATTTCGCTCCTGCCGGCCCTGGTCGGGGGGGGCAGACTTCGGCGCACGTAGACTTCGGTCGCGGACTGGTGATATGCGCAAGAGATATTCTAGTTAAGTCCTAGTGGCAATATGTCCCGGGTGCTGCCCTGATTATAGCAGCCGAGTAACCTGCTCGATCGTTAAGAGAAATATAAGGACCGGACCGCAAGTGGGGGTCATGCACACCGTCGTTGGATATGCATCAGCTCCTACGTAGGTCCGACGGCGCACCACGCTTTAAAATGGTCTCCTAGCTGGAGTGTACGCTAGTGGCAGCTTGTGTAGGCTTGTTGTTACGACTACATACCCTGGTCCTTGGTACACCGATGGACCCCTGGCCGAGGTTAATGGCGGCCCCGCAGGGCAGTTAAATATATGCAGGTAAGCTCCAGCCTTGAGTGGGCCGGTCTGACATACGTGAGTCCGTTCGTGCACCAGCGTTAGGTGTACACTACCCCCCTACAATTACATCATGGCCACAACTAACATTCCATTCAACTTTTCGCTTCCTGGAAAACCTACGGTGGGCAAACCCCAACTTGATATCCTTACCGTTCCTGAATTTTCCTTTGGCGATGTTAACAAGAAATTGGTCAGTGTCCTTGAGCGTGATAGTAGACTAGGTAAAACCGGACCTGAGGTTCAGAAAGCCACTCGCTGGTACAAGAAGAACATTGATGTGGTGTACAACGCCATCTCAAACATAATTTGCAAACACAAAGTGTCTGTGGAGATGCAGTTTGAGGCGGAAACCATCGTTGCGACCTTCAATGATCCTGTTGAACCCGAGATGGAGGAGGTGGAGGACAAACGAGGTGGAAAGAGGGATAAAGTTCGCACGAGTAACAAGAACTGGTGGGTGGTTTACGCCGCCCTCACCAGAGCCGAGCACCCCTCACCGTCCGACACACCAGCCATGCGCCGTACCATGCATAGGTACGCGCTTGAGTTGATGAAGAAGGACGGGGTCACACGCATTGACAGTGCAAGAGTGATCCCCCTCGTTGTAGAGATGGCCTACTGCCCAACGGAGCAGGAAGCTATTGCCGCCCAACTTCGAGAATCCAAGGCCGTGCGCAACAGTTTGTGGGCAGCGCACGCACCGTATTGGTCGTACTGGTGGGGCGTTAAGCGCCGCACCATGTCGGCCGATTAGGGTGGCCCAGTGGCCGTACTAGGGAGGGACACAGAAGTGTCAGAAGCGCCCAACCCCCCCGGTTTGGTAGTACGTGGCATATTGGGTCGCCAACGTAAGTCTCGTTGTACGTATATGGTGGGGGGTGGCATGGCACCCCGGCGAGACATTTACGCATTTAATTCCACCATTGTCAATTTGCAGAAGGCTGTCAAAGAGCGTGTCTTCTACGTTAAAGACGAACAGGGTAGGTTCGTCAGCCCACCACGGCCGGACATATTTCCTTATGTCCGTCTGTCATCGCGTAAACCCATTGCCCGTTGTGGCAATGGTTGCGGTGACGTCGCACTTCCTAAGGAGGTTGACGCCCACACGGAGTACCTAGCGTACAAGTGTGGATGCGGCAGAACGATGTGTGTGGACTGCGTAGACTTCGCGAATGGGTGCGATCATTGCCTCAAGGGCTTTGAACCCATGCGTAATATCTTTGATGAGCGACTTGGGGAGATCCGTGAACGTGTTTTGAGTAGAACGCCATTTCTGCGCCCATTGGACCTACTGGAATTTCCATTACAGTACGTGGGTAAGAAGCGAACTATTTATCAGAACGCCGTTTCGAGCTTGCTCAACAGAAGCTTGGAGCGCAAGGACGGGTACACTAAGAATTTTACCAAAACTGAGCGTACCACCAAGGCATCTGCAGTACCGAGGAATATCTCACCCAGGGATCCAAGGTACAACGTCGAAGTAGGCCGGTATTTGAAACCAGCTGAGCCCCTCCTGCTCGACGCGGTAAACAAAGTCGCCGGTAGTAAGACTGTTATGAAAGGCCTTAATGCAATGCAGGTAGGTGAACAGTTCCGGCGCAAGTGGGATAGGTTCGGAGGGAGAGGATCTACGGTGGCGATTGGCCTCGATGCTAGTAGATTTGACCAACATGTTTCAGCAATGGCTTTGGAATGGGAACACGAATTTTACATTCGTTTAGTACACGATAAAGAAAAGCGCGAGTGGTTGCGCGAATTGTTGAGTTGGCAGATCGAAAACAAAGGGTTCGGCCGTTGCGCGGATGGCACAATCAAGTACAAAGTTCTGGGAACGCGGTGTTCGGGCGATATGAACACAGGTATGGGCAATTGCATCATTGCCTCCTGTATGTTAATCGCATACTGCGAAGAACGCAAAGTGCCATACGAGCTCGCCAACAATGGTGATGATTGTGTGATTTTTACACACAAGAAATACTTAAAGAGGTTCTCCCGTGGGCTCCGAGAGTGGTTTTTGGAGATGGGCTTTAACATGGTGGTAGAGGAACCAGTTTATGACTTGGAGAAGGTTGTGTTTTGTCAGTCACAGCCCGTGTTCGATGGTACCAGTTGGACCATGGTTCGCGATCCTCGTTCTTGCATTGCCAAGGACTGCGTTTCTCTTAAACCGTGGCGGAATGAGAAGGAGTACAATTCCTGGATTAATGCTGTCGGGCAAAGTGGCACCGCACTTGCTGGAGGCATCCCGGTTTTGGATTCTTTCTACCGAGCCTTTGTCCGTGCGGGCAAAGGAGCTAAAGCCCTCTCTTTAGACGACCCTACACTCACTGGTGGTCTTTTCTGGCTCTCTAAGGGCATGCAACGCCGCGGTATGGCAGTTACCGACGAAGCGAGATATTCGTTTTGGCTCGCGTTCGGGATTACGCCCGACGAGCAGGTGTGCATGGAGAGAGATTACGACAGTAAGACACCGTACTATAGCAGGTTGGTCGTGGATCCGGAGGTTCTACCGGTTCACGAACACGGGCTCCTGCTCTAGAGACAACTAGTTAAACGCTTCTTGTACATTTTTTGCCGGAGAAAACCGGCTTAACAAACAGCAACTTGGGTCGTTACACATAGAGGACCAAAACTGTGACGCTTCGGCTGACGCAAAACTTCAGTGCTAAACAAAATGCCAAGAGACTGCACGGCTCCGCGGCTATGCCGTATGTAACGATGTACAGTCCCGTTGTGGTGGCGGGATCCAATACACACCACTTTCATCATAGATCAACACGTTTTTACTTTTCACAATTGCACAGTACACATTCATTATGGCCAAGACAAAGAATCAGTCGAAATCAGGACAACGCAAATCGCAGGGCAACCGCAAGAATGTGGTCGTCCGTGCCCCGACTTCGCAGAGTGCCAGAAGAACCACCCAGAATTCTGGCGCAAGACAGACCATCCTGCTTTTCGACGTCAGGAAAGGCCCCATCAGCTGCGACCTGCTGCCAGCCAACCTTCCATGGCTTCAGGGAGTCGCCCCAAGCTTCCAGAGGTGGCGCCTCAACAACATCAAGGTCTGGTACGAGCCCCGAGTGTCCACCGCGACGAACGGAACAGTAGCCCTGACCTTCCAGCGGGATTTCGCGGACGGTATCCCTCAGACTTACTCGTCCCTGACCCTCTCCGGGGGGTCGGTGCGGTCAGCTGTATGGGACAAGACAAACCTCAGCATCCCGTCAGGCCCACTAAAGGAGTATTGCTCCCTTTCAAACTTCAACGCTTTAAGTCCGACGGATAAGAACGACCGCGCACTGGGCAAGGTCATTGCGTGGGGCGACCTCGACAACGATATTGTCGCTGGTCACGTTTACATGTCCTACACTCCTGAATTGGTCGGTCCTGTGGATCCTGCCACACAAGCCTCAGGGGCTTCCACCACCCTACCTGGACAATAGGTAGTTGGGGGTGGCTCTGATGGTGTGTCAGGTACCACCCCCGCCCCATCCGGAGGTGGCTCCGACGGTGCTGTGGGTAGCAATCCCACCCCTACGCCGACCAGGACGCGTTACCACGCGGCCTCGGCTACAGGTGTACCCGCACCCTACGACTTCTTAGGATTAGGCGCGGTTTACCAGGTCACTTCCGATTTGGTATACCAGAGGTTTGACGATGTATGGAAGCTCGCCAATTACACTGACAAGACCGTTTACTTCCAGCTCAAGGTTGTGTACCACAATCTTGCGTTCGATACGTCCGTTAGGTATGGAAACCAGGATTCCTATTCTTACCATACCGACGTGGCGTTTGACAACAATGGCGGTAGGCTCGTCACTGTTACAGGAAAGCTGCAACCTGCTGAGGCCTGGCGTTCGAGCATCTACATTAAGTGGAAGTTCGGAGTCACCCCCCCAGACATTTACTGGACCCTGAAGACAGACATATACATGGACCCCAATGCTGAGCTAGTCAATACACCCGTGACCTACCCGGATGATACCCCCGTTGGTATTCCATTCCAGAATTCCCGCGTCTCTACTAGAGATGCCGGTGATGATGGCATGACGGGTGGCACCGAGACGGTGTCGGGTTCGCCCGCTCCAACAACTCAGCCGGTGCAGACAGCTACACTACCTGATGGTAACTACACCTTACAGAATTACGAAGGTAACAACGTGGTCAATAATTTGTACCACCAACTCCTCAAATTCGGTGGTGAGACTTACCAATGGCAGTGGACCAACGCACCAGTGTCGTCTCCATACCCCGGTTATGTCTACGGCACATTATACCAGCCCAGTACCCCGCACGGTGCAGGTTGGTTGTATATGAATGACTCCGATGGAGGGCCTAGTTTCGGCGATACGGCAGCTTACGTCTGTCTCAAGCCTGTCTTCGAAGGCGCTAGTCAGGTTACGACATGGATTCTTGCCACACCCGGTGGTAAGCTGGGAGCGTGCGACAAGTCGAGTTCTTACGGTGGCATCGCCAATGGTATAGGCTACTACATGAATTTCGACAACAATTCGCCACGCAAGTGGTCCTTTACGAAGATGAGTTAGTAGTACGCAACTTGTGCACAGGTTTTTTGTTTGATTTTTGTTCTTTACTTGATAAAATCGTTGTAGAGGTAGCATACAAATGGGTTCTCACAGAGTTGGGGCCCATAGCCTGTATTTGAGCCACCACAGAGGCGGGCGTGTTCGCGCCCCGGAAGTTGGTGGGGGTGAGACAGTTTCAGATCCCTCTAGCCCTATAACGAGCCGCACCGAGGCTATAAACAACGGAAAAACATAGGTTCAGCGTGTGTAACCAACACGCATTGCGGAAGCCTTGGAAAAGCGGAAGCATTTACCTGCCAGGTTTAACGGCACTGTTGAATCTCCTTCAGAGAAGGAGTGTGTTGGGCACTCACTAGCGATGGTGGGGGGCAGCCCCGAACACTTCCAAACCGCACTATGCAATTTCAACTAGGGATCCAGGCCGCAAGGTCCCCT